CTGGTTGTAAGTGTAACCCTTGCGCGGGTTCAAACCAGACATATCATTAAGTACTGTAACAAGCTGTTGCATCAGACTGGCTTCACGGACAACAAAAATAGCGTCCTCCTGAATGGCTGGTGCTAATGCTGAAACAGTCGAATAAGCATTAATTGTTGACATATTTGTCTCCTATATGGACTTTATGCAAGTCCTAAACGTTTGAGTTTTTGTTCTTGTGTCTCAGTTACAGGTTTTCCTCCACCGCCGGGAACGGTTGCGTTCAACTTGCCTTGAGACTTCGCTTCTGGAATAAGTGCTTTCAATTCCTCCGCGTCTTTTTCGAGTTCTTCCAATGTTTCTCCGCGTAATCTTTCCGCTATCTCAAGCGGGAGTTGGTACTTCGCGGCTGCCTTTGTGCGTAGTTCGTTTAGTTCAAGCTCTTTCAGTCTGTTTTGTGCTTCAAGTAGTTCAGCTTCGTGTTTCTTAGCGAGTTTTTCCCACTCCTGGTTTTTGGCTAATGTGTCACGTTCTGCTTCTTCCCGTGCTTTGGCTTCTGCTTCCTTGCGCTTTTTCGATTCGCGCTCTAAACGTTCTGCAATGATCTTGTCCAACTCTGCCTGTGTGAATGTCCGTCCCTCTTTTGTTTCCGGTGAGGCTTCCGTTTGGTCATCCAGTGGCTTTTCTTCGGTGCTTGCTGCGGTCTTTGTTTCTTCTGTCATTTCGTAACTCCTTATTTATACCGTCTAAGTTGACGTAAATTTGTATTGTTTATACATTACCACAATCTTGATAATAATACAAGTGTTCTAGTAAATTTGTGCTATTTTTTTTAATGTTCTCCTATTAAGTCCTTTAGCGGTGTTTCAGAACGCATCAAACCGAACACGTCATTCTCGTTCTCTTTGGATAACTGGCTAATGTCAAACTTACAAGCTTTCCACGCGTCATACTTACCAGCACCCATCATTTGCTTTTGCACACCTTCCGGCTGTTGCTCGAACCATGACTTGCCGTCGCCCTCTTTGATAAATGGATCTGATAACCTGGTAACTGGCACTGCAACACATCGCCCGTTGTGATGATCGTTCAATCGTTCGTCAACACTGTGAAATGTCCCGTGTTGTGCGACGCATGACATACATGTAAGCCCGTCCAGCTTAGCGTACCAAATCCACCCATCCACTACATCACGGTTGTTCTGATAATTCAGGTGACTTGCATCACGATAACTGTATATCTGGACGGTGCGCATCATACGCATCGCATCGGTCAACCCCATGCCGTATGCATCCCTGATTGACCTTGCTATGGTTGCGGGATTGTAACCACCACGAACGCCCTCTAGAATCATCTGGCTGATATACTCTGCGTTTACCGTGCTGAATTGTTGCAAGCGATTATACAGCGGCTTTCCAGGGTCAAGATAATTGACCAACGCCCGTAATTGTTCAGGGTCAACACCTTTATTAAGAATACCTCGCAACCTGTCATCTTCCCACAGCATCAACTCGAACGCGTCACGCTGCCCGTATGCCGTCATGGTGTCGATCTCATTACGCATGTCAATGCCAAGATAAGACGAAAACTGTTGCAAGGCCTCCGCTGAATTGTTCATTAATCGCTTATACGCCTTCAGTTTTCTTACATCTGCAACGCTCAATTGTGCATTTGTCAACTCTTTGATAAGCAGGTCGATGTCACTCTCTAAATACCTGGTCGTTGACTTGTACGAGTTGACCACGCGCAATAACGCAGCACGCTGAACTTTGTCTAACGAGTTGCGTATCTTTTCAAGCCGCGCTGCTAATTCTTCAGGAAGCATTAGAGACTTGCCAACACCGCACCAATGACACAGGCTGTACCGCCTTGAACGGTGCCAGCCACGAACGAAACATAACGCCACGGGTAGAATATAGATGGGTCAACGCTAACATTCTTAGAAGCCGCAACGGTATCAGAAACAGCCGCATCGTCATAATACAATGCCTGTCTGGTTCCGGCTGTGTGTCCTACTTTGTAGGTTATCGCTGTTGTGACCAATGCCGCGTCGATGGTGTAACCCACTAATCGCATACCTTCGCCACAATCAAGCTCGCCTGATTCTGCCACACCTGTACCAATCGACACATTCTTTACGATGTAATCAGAGCCGGTAACAAGTGATAACCCGCCGTTCTCCGATTCCATCGCCCGTAATACTTCACCGCCAAATTGTATTTTTTTTGCCATTGTTACCTCGCTTCAAAATTGTCTAATAAAAACGAACCAAGATTAGTCCTGTTCGTTTGTTCCAATCGTTTTTCTTCCTGTATCTTGTCAAACTCACCCTTGTTATCATCTGTACGATACACGCGCCCCAATTCAGTCGCTGCCGTTTCGACGCTGACCGTACCAAGTTCGTTTTCAGCCTTTAGTTCCTCAACTTTTTCCTTTGTGTTTTCAGGGAGCATGTTAGGCCATAATATTTTGCCTGGATCATCAGCAGGCATACCGTTCAGTGCTAATAATCGATGTACTAATTCCAGTAACGCATCCCCGAACAATTGCCGCTTTGTGTTGAGCTTTGCAATCATATCCTGATACAATACCTTTAATCCAAAATTAGTTAATGATCCAAGTTTGTCATTCAGACTTTCAATGTCAACCGTTCGGGTAATGTCAAACAATGATTTCTTGATGAATTGCTGATAAGCTAACGACCCAGCAAGATCACCAATCGCGGGAAGCTGTACAATCTCGCCAGTTTCTGGCAATCCAGGCATATCGTTTGGACCTACTTCAATCTTGGTTAATCCCATGACACTCTTGATGTATCTCATTGGATGCGTGTATATCCTGATAATCTTCGCATTATTGCTGGCAACTTCGTTGAATTTATCCTGGATGATACGAACGTCTTTTGTCAGGTCGGGTTCACCCTCTGCCCCATACGGGTTCGGTAGGTTTTGCCAGTGTACAATTGGTGGAAATTCCCACTCCCATGTCACAGGCTCGTCAATTTGTGCAAACTTCCACCCGGTAGCTTCTGAGTATTCGTATGTGGTCACAATCCAGACGTTGCGCTCCGCGTCATGCTCTGTTACTTCACGCCGGATTGCTTCTTTGTCATTCACATCATAAAAGTTATATTGGATGACGTATTTCCAAACCATCTTAGAATCGTGTGGCATTGTGAACATGGTCACAAATGACGGGTTGATTACGTCCAATCGCGGGTATATCTTGCCCTTGCGTTCGACCATGTCAGGCATAATCTTGATAAACCCGGTGCCACCATCAGCAGCAGCAACCGCCGCGTTGTATAAAAATATCTCGCTCCGGTTGGCTTCCATCACGTCATTGATATACTGCTGCTCCGGACTATCTTCATCACCTGGAAGATCAAAGCCTACATGGTCGCCTAACATAGCACTGACCGACTTATCAACCACCAAGCCTGATAAGTTGATAGTCACATTATCATCATGCTGCCCGTGTTTTACGTTGAGTTGTTTCGGTTGCTCTCCACGTCGATAATTGACCGCTTCGTCGATTTCCGTTGCGCCTGTGTTTATGCGTTGGGTAATATTGTCAGCAATCCCCATTGCAATCATGTTGAATAAATTGTTTATTCCGTTCGTTATAAAATTTGCCATAAGCACCTCACCATGTTGAGAATGGATCTTCAACCACTGTTACTTCACCACCGGATACCAATTCAGTTATCGCCCACACCTTTGCATCTAATCTGTTTGGCGATATATCGCCAGGAATCCACAAACAAAGCTCGTCCTCTAGCTTCGGGAAACTACCAACATGATGATCACGCCCCTGCTCTGATAACGCGCTGATAGGCTCTGCCCTGGTTGCCTTGCCTCGTGAAGCCCAAACAAGTTTTACCCTGACGTTTTGGTCAACCTGTTTGATAACCGATTCAACCATTTCACCACCATTGTTTTTTTCCGCTACAATCAAATCAGCATTATATTTATAATAAGCAGTTACCGCAGCGGTAGCCCATGCTTGCGGGCTTCCCTGTATGCTATCATCTGACAAGGTGTAATAGTCCGCCTTTGTTCTTCCAGCCGTTATAATTCCAGCCTCATCACCGCCGGAAGTTGCGGAAGGATCAACACCAACAACAATCCTTGATAGTGTTTCAACTTTCACAACCCGCGATTTTTCGATGTTGTCACGCGTCCATAATGCCCCTGGTGCCTCGTCTACATCCTCTGCTAATATTTCCATGCGATAGGCAAGGCTTGACATGTCCTGAGTAATATCGTCTAACGCTTCCCTGCTAATATATGGATTATCCATGCTGGTGAAGTGAAACGCTTCCCAGCGTCCGGTTGTGTCCGCCTGTGCCTTTTTGAATAACTTTGCAGCGTGTTGTGGGTCATTAGCTTTTGTTCTGCT